TTACCAATCAATGAGACGCAAGTATGACAGATCAAATTCTGGCACACAGGGGTGATTGAGACCCCTCCCTATCCCTTATAATGACTTTGTTGAAACAAACCACTATGGCACTCTCCACTGAATACATTCTGTCCTCCCTGTCCAATCTTTATGGTGAAGAAGTAGTTGCTGCTGATGTTCGTGCATGGTGTGCAATGAATGGCACTACCTATCAAACTGTCACTAAGAAACTTGATGAGTACAAAGTTGGACGTGGCAAGTGGAACCTGACTGTGAAAGAAAAACTTGAGCAGTCTTATGAAGCACCTGCAGCTGCTCCTGCAATTGAACAAAACCTTATCCCCCAGAAAGATGATACCTTCGTCCCTTTTGGTAACTTCACAGATATCAAAAAAATTATTAAGTCCAATCTTTTCTACCCTACGTTCATTACAGGTCTCTCTGGCAATGGCAAAACGTTCTGTATTGAACAAGCTTGTGCGCAACTCAACAAAGAACTGATTCGTGTAAACATTACCATTGAAACTGATGAAGATGATCTTATTGGTGGGTTTCGTCTTGTTAATGGGGAAACTGTATGGCATAATGGACCTGTCATTGAAGCACTCCAACGAGGAGCAATCCTGCTACTGGATGAGATTGACCTTGCTTCAAACAAAATCCTCTGTCTCCAATCCATTCTTGAAGGTAAAGGTCTGTTCCTGAAAAAGACTGGTCAATATATCAGTCCTGCCAAAGGATTCCAAGTCTTTGCCACTGCAAACACCAAAGGAAAGGGTTCTGATGATGGACGCTTTATTGGCACCAATGTGTTGAATGAAGCATTCCTTGAGCGTTTCCCAGTTACCTTTGAACAGTCCTATCCTTCTCCTGCCACTGAGCAGAAGATTCTTGAGGGTGTTGCATCTGACCTTAATGTGGTTTGTCCTGCTTTCTGCAAGCACCTGGTTGATTGGGCAGACATCATTCGCAAGACCTTCTATGATGGTGGTATTGAGGATGTTATCAGCACACGTCGTCTGGTTCACATCATTCGTGCCTACAGCATCTTCAACAACAAAGAGAAAGCAATTCAAGTTTGCATCAATCGCTTTGATGAGGAGACCAAGGCATCTTTCATTGAACTCTATGACAAGGTGGATGCTGAGTTCCAAATGGTTGACACTCAAGAGTCTGCTTGATATAATCTATGATAAACGCTTGGTCGCTTTTACATGATGAACTTTATGGAGATGAATCTATGACTATTGAATCAGCTACAAGTAAAGACTACAATGACTTTTGGGAAGGAGATGGATACAGTATGGTAGGTAATCCTCTTATGGGTGGTATGGCAGATGACACCATTAATTTTGGTGGTGATGGTATTCATGCTGCTGATACAGTAAAACTGGATTATATGGGTTTGGGAGAGGATCACATCACATTTACCTCTACCTATGGAACTGATACACTTAATCTGAATGCTCCAGTAGAAAAAAATACAATGTACAAATACAATGAGGAAGAGATCCTCAAAGAACTGAAAGATTATATTTGCAGAACCTACAACCAACATTACGCTGCTGGTGATGATAAGATTCAAACCCTGGATCTGATTGAAGCATGTGGTGATGGTGAAGCATTCTGCAGATCCAACATTCTCAAGTATGCCTCTCGCTATGATAAGAAAGGCACTGCACGTCGTGACATTATGAAGATCTTGCATTATGCTGTACTTCTGATGCATTTCAATGACAAAAATGCACAAAATGAAACCTACCCTCAGTGATGAAACTCCGTAACCCTATGAAACTGTCTGAAACTACTGTCAACCTGTTGAAGAACTTCTCTTCTATTAATCAGTCTATTTTGTTCAAGGAGGGTAACAAACTGCGTTCTATCTCAGTGATGAAGAACATTCTTGCTGAGGCAACTATTGAAGAATCATTTCCCAAAGATTTTGGCATCTATGATTTGAACCAGTTCCTGAATGGTTTGTCACTTCATGCAAGTCCTGAACTTGACTTCAAGAGCAATGACTTTGTTATGATCAGGGAAGGCAAGATGCGCTCCAAGTATTTCTTTGCTGATCCCACTGTCATTGTTGCTCCTCCTGAGAAAGCAATCAATCTTCCTACTGAAGATGTTTGTTTTGTTCTTACCAGTCAGCAACTGGAGAAACTGAAGAAGGCAGCATCTATCTACCAACTTCCTGATATCTCTGCTGTTGGTGAAGCAGGTGTAATCAAACTGGTTGCACGTGATAAGAAGAATGATACTTCTAATGACTTCTCTATTATTGTTGGTGAGACAGACCAAGAGTTTGTCTTCAACTTCAAGGAAGAGAATCTGAAAATTGTTCCTGGATCTTATGATGTTGTTGTCTCTCAAAAACTTCTTTCTAAATTCACCAATCAGAACATTGATGTCACGTACTTCATTGCCCTGGAACCAGACTCCACCTTTGGTTAAGAAGGATTATGATGGTCCACTTTATGCCCCTTGGCATAAAGTTATTGCTGGAAGGATGAGAAAGTGAAACATATTCTTTTTACATTGAAAGGTTGCCCATTTGAATTGCTTGATGATAAAGAGTTTATCAGAATGCTTTTGTACAGAGCTGCAAAAGAATGTAAGTCCACACTTTTGAACCTTGCAGTTCATAAGTTTGACCCTCAAGGTGTTACTGGTATTGCTATGCTTGCAGAAAGTCATATTTCCATTCATACTTGGCCAGAGAAAGGTATGGCAGTTTGTGATGTCTTTACCTGTGGTGATAACGCAGAACCTAAACTTGCTGTAGAATATATGAGAGAACAATTGAAGGCAACTGATATTGTCTCTAGTGAATTTGTTCGTCCTTTGGAATGACTAACATTGATGTGCCAATGAGAATAACTGGCAGTATCATGGTTATTACTGCTTATTTTGTTGTTATTCATGTTAATATGACTCTTGGGGTTGTATTGCACTTTGTTGCTGATGTGATTTCAGTTCCTTACTTTGTAAGAACAAAATCTTGGGATGTTGTCATTATGCTGGCATTTCTTTTGGCAATTAGTTTTAGTAAATTGATTTTTTAATTATGCGTGATGAATTTGTATGGGTTGAGAAGTATCGCCCCAAAAAGATTGAAGAGTGTATTCTTCCTGACAATACAAAGAAAACATTCCTTGACTTCCTAGATAGGGGGGAGGTTCCTAACCTTCTTCTCTCTGGACCACCAGGATGTGGTAAGACAACAGTTGCCAAGGCACTTTGTGAGCAACTGGGTTCAGATTATTATGTAATCAATGGTTCTGATGAGGGTAGATTCCTAGACACTGTACGTAACAATGCCAAGAACTTCGCTTCAACTGTATCGCTATCTTCTTCTGCCAAACACAAAGTCATCATTATTGATGAGGCAGATAACACAACCCCAGATGTACAACTCTGCCTTAGGGCGTTTACAGAGGAGTTTATTGGAAACTGCAGGTTCATCTTTACCTGCAACTACAAAAACAAAATTATTCAACCCCTTCACAGCAGGTGCTCAGTCATTGACTTTGCCCTCAAAGGAAAAGAAAAGCAACTACTTGCTGGGAACTTCTTCAAGCGTCTCCAAGAAATCTTGGATACAGAAGGTGTTGAATATGATAACAAGGTCTTGGTAGAACTCATCAAGAAACACTTCCCTGACTGGAGACGTGTTCTTAATGAAGTACAGAGATATTCATCCAGTGGTAAAATTGACTCAGGTATTCTTGCATCATTTTCCAATGTCAAAACTGATGACCTCTTCAAATGCCTCAAGGAAAAGGACTTCCCTAAGGTCCGTAAGTGGGTCGTTGACAATCTGGACAATGATCCTACTGTACTTCTGCGGAGTGTGTATGATGCTTGCTATACATCCCTTGAAGGTGCTGGTGTTGCTGCTGCTGTGCTTATCATTGCTAAGTATCAGTATCAGAGCAGCTTTGTCGCAGACCAAGAGATAAATATGCTTGCCTGTCTGACAGAAATTATGGTGGAGTGTGAATTCAAATGACAGAAACTTGGAGACAAGCAACAAACAGAATCCTTGTAAAGCAACAGGTTGACAACATCTGTAAACTTTTAGATGCAAAGGTAGAGTATGTTACTATTGTCAACTCTAGGGGTGAAGTAAAGAAACGTATTATGATTACTTATGAAGAAGAAGAAACTAAGCCACCAAGTTAAATCAAGGTGGTACTATATTTTCTGGGGAATTGCCACAGTTTCAGTTGTGGCAGGTCAGATCTATGTTGGATCTGGGTTTAGAACAATGTCTAATTCTGTACAAGATGTATTGGAGAAACTAAATGAAGTACCTTCTAGCAGCAGCTAGTGCCCTTCTGGTTGCCTCTCCTGCCCTAGCGCATGGTCCTGCAACAGCCAAGAGGCACTACCACTCTCTTGGTAACCATGGGCACCACACAGGCACTCACAGACACTTCCACTGCCACAAGAAAAGGGAAGTGTGTCACTGGCATAAGCATGGACACTGGGGTAAAGATGCAGGACACCATGGTAAGAGGTTCATGCATCCAGTCTACTGGCGTGATAAGTATTATCACCCCGATGAACACTATTGGTATCCTGGTCCATCCTGGGAGATTCACGTACACTGATAAATTATGAAATCTTTGAAAACCCCTCTTCGTTATCCTGGTGGCAAATCACGTGCCCTTACAAAAATTGTTCCACATATTCCTGATCTGACAGGATACAAAGAATATCGTGAACCATTTCTTGGTGGTGCTTCTGTAGCAATCCAGGTGTCTAAGATGTATCCCAATCTAGACATCTGGGTCAATGATCTTTACACACCTCTCTTTATCTTCTGGCAGCAATTGCAAGAGAATGGTAAAGAGATGTGTAATTTTCTTTCTAGCATCAAAAGATTTCATAACACAGTTGATAAGTGTAAGATGCTTTTCAACTCCTGTAAGCAGCATCTCAATGATGACAGTAAGTCTGACTTTGATAAAGCATGTGCTTTCTATGTTGTGAACAAGTGTTCCTTCTCAGGTCTCACTGAGTCATCATCTTTTTCTAAGATGGCATCTCAGAACAACTTTACTATGAGGGGTATTGAAAGACTTCCAGAGTTTCAAAAGATTATCACTGGTTGGCAGATTACAAATCTTTCCTATGATGAACTTCTAGATGAATCATCTGAAAGAAAAGCATTCATCTATCTTGACCCACCATATGCTATTAAGGACAGTCTTTATGGAAAGAAAGGTAATATGCACAAGGGATTTGATCATGACCAATTTGCCCTTGATTGCTCTGATTGTAGTATGGATATGCTCATCTCATATAACTCTGATCAGTTGGTAAAGAATAGATTTGATAGTTGGTTCAGTGCTGAGTTTGATCACACCTACACACTTAGATCTGTAGGTAAATATATGCGTGAACAGAAAGATAGAAAAGAACTTTTGCTATTGAATTATGAAAAATCTCTGGAGACTCTGGAGTTATGCTCTGGGAAGAAAGGAGGGTAGAAATGATAGAGAAGCAAATATTATTGCTGGCATACGCACCCTTGTATTTGTGTCTTACATGGTCACTAATGCTTTTATCATATCTGGAGTATTGAGGCACTGGAACAATGGAACTGAAAGATTGGTTGAATGCAGTCAACTTCACCAAGGAAGATCTGACTGAACACATTAAAGAATATCCACCATATATTGTGAACAGATGTCTGTCTGGACACCTTGACTGTGTGTTGTTTGCTAATGAGATGAACAAGTATCATTTCCTAGACAAAGATATGCAGTTTAACTTTTATATAAATATTCTGAGAAAGAGGAAGAGATTCTCTCCTTGGGTCCGCAAAGAAAAGGTCTCAGATCTAGAGTTTGTCAAGTCTTATTATGGTTATAATAATGAGAAAGCATCTCAAGCACTGAAAATCTTATCAAAAGAACAATTGGACTACATTAAACAAAAACTTGAAACTGGTGGCAAAAGATGACTCAAACTGCTGAACCCCAGGTTCATTGGTCACAGGACAAAATGATTGAAATTGTCCTCAATGAACCAGATGACTTCCTTAAGGTAAGGGAAACACTAACTAGAATTGGAGTTGCTTCACGTAAGGAGAAGAAACTTTACCAATCCTGTCATATTTTGCACAAGCAGGGTAAATATTACATAGTGCATTTTAAGGAGCTGTTTGCTCTTGATGGGAAGTACGCTAACATTACTGTTAACGATGTTCAGCGTAGGAATCGTATTACTCGCTTGCTTGCTGATTGGGGTCTCATTACAGTAGTGAAAGAGGATTCCATCATGGACATTGCACCTCTCAATCAGATCAAAGTCTTGCCATACAGAGATAAGAATGAGTGGACTCTGGAGCAGAAGTATAATATTGGGAAGAAGGGTAAACAACAGGAGGAGGGTTAACCACACCTGATTTTTTCTAGAAAGTATTATAATTAGTATTGGATGCCTTAGGGGTCCACACAACTAAACTTGCTAGAAAAGGAGTTTTTCAAATGGGTAACCTCATGAAGTACAACGCTGCGAACCTGGACCAACTAATGGACAGGATTACACGTAACAGCATTGGGATGGATGATTACTTTGATAAAATTTTCAAAGCACAACAAGAATCAAACTATCCTCCCTACAACCTTGTTCAACTCAGTAATACAGAATCTCGCCTTGAGGTTGCACTTGCTGGGTTTAAGAAGGATGAAGTCATTGTCTACACAGAATATGGTAAGCTCTTTATTGAGGGCGAGAAGGAGGTCAAGGAGAAGGAGGTGGAAGCCAACTTCCTCCACAAGGGTCTGGCTCAACGCAACTTTAATCGTTCCTGGACAATCAGTGACGACACGGAAGTTAGATCAGTTTCTTTTGAGGATGGGCTTTTGACAATTATGTTGGGTAAAGTTGTACCTGATCATCATGCTAGAAAGAATTGGCTCTGATATATAATAAGTATCGTCGCCGCTGGGAGATCTCTGGCAAAATCCAGGGAATCTCCCCATTTTTTTAGGAGTTATTATGGAAAATCTTAAGGTATTAGTTCTTGATAATATTATGCTTCTCACACAGATTGAGGAAGTATCTGGTGATTTAGGAACACCTGATTGCAAATTGACTGAACCTATGGTCATTGGTGAACAGGATACTCTGTCTCCTTGGTTAGTAGGTGTCACCTCACAGAACACCTTTATGATTCATTCAGATAAGATCTTGACTATTGCTGAACCCAATAGTAAACTGGAGGAGAGGTACAAGAGTCTGGTGAAGGAATGAGGTTCTACACAAACGTTCAGATGGTTGGCAACAACTTTCTTGTTCGTGGTTATGAAGATGGACAGAAGAAGATCTATAAGGAAGAGTACCAACCAACTCTTTATGTCAAGTCCAAGAAAGAATCAAAGTGGAAGACACTAGAGGGTGACAATGTAGAACCCATTCAACCTGGAACTATTAGGGATTGTAGGGAGTTTTATAAGAAGTATGATGGTGTAGATGGTTTTCCAATCTATGGCAATGAAAGGTATGTGTATCAATATATTTCAGATAAGTATCCAGAGGAAGAGATTAAGTTTGATATCTCAAAGATCTCTCTGGTAACAATGGACATTGAGGTTCAGGCAGAAGAAGGATTCCCTGACCCTGAATCTTGTTCTGAGGAGATGTTGACTATCTCTATTCAGGACAACGCTACAAAACAAATTATTACATGGGGGAGGAAACCATACACTCCCTCACAGAAGAATGTAACTTATCACTACCATGAAGATGAAGTGGCAATGCTTAATGCATTCCTTTATTGGTGGTCAAACAACACCCCTGATGTCATCACAGGGTGGAATGTAAGGTTGTATGATATCCCATACCTGTGTGGAAGAATCAGCAGGATCATGGGTGAGAAGAAGATGAAACTTCTGTCACCTTGGGGACTAGTTTCTCAGGATGAAGCTTACATTTCTGGCAGAAAATTCAATGTTTATGATATTGCTGGACTTACGACACTGGACTATCTTGAACTTTATAAGAAGTTCACTTACAAAGCTCAGGAGTCTTACAGACTGGACTACATAGCTCAGGTAGAGTTGGGTCAGAAGAAACTTGATCATAGTGAGTTCAATACCTTCAAAGATTTCTATAGGGGTAATTGGAAGAAGTTTGTAGATTACAACATCATTGACGTGGAACTTGTTGACCGTTTGGAAGACAAGATGAAACTGATTGAACTTGCCTTGACCATGGCTTATACTGCAAAGGTCAACTATGTGGACGTGATGTATCAGGTTCGCATGTGGGATACTATCATTTATAACTATTTGAAGAGAAGGAATATTGTTATTCCTCCTAAGGATAGGTCTGAAAAAGATTCCAAGTTTGCAGGCGCATATGTCAAGGAACCGAAACCAGGAAAGTATGATTGGGTTGTTAGTTTTGACCTTAATAGTCTGTACCCTCATCTTATTATGCAGTACAATATTTCACCAGAAACCCTGGTTGAGGAAAAACATCCCAGCGCAACAGTTGATAGAATACTTGAGGAAAAATTAAGTTTTGAGATGTATAAAGACTATGCAGTTTGTGCCAATGGTGCAATGTATAGGAAGGATGTGAAGGGATTTCTCCCTGAACTGATGGAGAAGATGTATGCAGAGAGGGTCATCTTCAAGAAGAGAATGCTTGTTGCAAAGCAAGAGTATGAAAAGAATCCTAGTAAGAAATTGGAGAAAGAAATTGCAAGGTGCAACAATATCCAGATGGCTAAGAAGATCTCTCTTAACTCTGCTTATGGCGCTATCGGTAACCAGTATTTTAGGTACTACAAACTTGCCAATGCAGAGGCAATCACCATGTCTGGACAGACATCCATCAGGTGGATAGAAAACCACATGAATGGATACCTAAATAATCTGTTACAAACAGAAGATGTAGATTATGTTATCGCATCTGACACTGACTCAATCTATATTAATTTCGGACCTCTTGTTGATAAATTTTTTAGTAATGTCAATGGTGACAAAGCTAAACTTGTTACCATACTTGACAAGATCTGCCAAGACAAGTTGGAACCGTTCATTGAGAAGAGTTACCAGGAGCTTGCGACGTATGTAAATGCATATGCCCAGAAGATGCAGATGAAGAGAGAGAACATCGCAGACAGGGGCATCTGGACAGCAAAGAAAAGATACATTCTCAATGTGTGGGACAGTGAGGGTGTAAGGTATGAAGATCCTAAACTGAAAATCATGGGTATTGAGGCTGTTAAGTCATCCACCCCTGCGCCTTGTAGGAAGATGATTAAGGATGCTCTCAACCTCATGATGGGTGGCACTGAAGATGAGGTGATTGACTTCATTGATGATGCCAGAGCAAAGTTTAAGAAGATGCCACCAGAAGAGATTGCCTTCCCTAGAACTGTAAGTGATGTGAATAAGCACAAAAGTTCTGCTACAATCTATGGAAAGGGAACACCTATCCATGTGAGAGGTGCTCTTCTTTACAATCACTATGTCAAGGAGAAGCACCTTGACACTAAATATTCACTCATCAACAATGGGGAGAAGATTAAGTTTCTCTACCTGAAAAAAGCAAATCCAATCAGAGAAAATGTTATCTCATTCATCCAGGATTTCCCTGTGGAACTGGGTGTTGACAAGTACATTGACTATGACCTACAATTTGACAAAGCCTTCTTGGAGCCTGTCAAAGTCATTCTTGATGCCATTGGTTGGAATGTTGAGAAAGTTGTAAACCTAGAACTATTTTTTGGATAATGGACTTACCCATCAATGACAAAGAACTTGCTACAATTGTCAGTGCTCTACGCCTTGGTGGAGATGCTGCCTTGTATCAAAAATTGATGAAGATCAAAGAGATTAGGGATGCCAATCCAGGTGGTCCCTACAAGAAGATTGCTCGTGAACAATTTGGATTTGTACTGTAATGGATTTTTTAAAAGAGATTGTAAAGGAGGTTGGTGGTGAATACACCCAACTGGCATCAGATATTGACGAAACTGAACAATACGTGGACACAGGTTCGTACATTTTTAATGGACTTGTTTCAGGGAGTTTATTTGGCGGTGTATCTGGGAATAAGATTACTGCCATTGCTGGTGAGTCTAGCACTGGCAAGACCTTCTTTTCTCTGGCTGTTGTTCAAAATTTTCTTGATAGCAATCCTGATGGGTACTGCTTATACTTTGATACAGAAGCAGCAGTTAATAAGTCCCTTCTAGAATCTAGAGGTGTAGATACTTCTAGAACTGTTATTGTCAATGTTGTTACAATTGAAGAATTTAGGACCAAAGCACTGAAGGCAGTTGATATATACTTGAAAAAACCTGAAGAAGAGCGCAAACCCTGCATCTTTGTTCTTGACTCACTGGGTATGTTATCCACTGAAAAAGAGATTAAAGATGCACTAGATGACAAGCAAGTTAGAGACATGACAAAATCTCAACTTGTGAAGGGAGCATTTAGAATGCTCACCCTGAAGTTGGGACAGGCAAAAATCCCAATGATTGTTACTAATCACACCTACGATGTTATTGGGTCCTATGTACCTACAAAAGAAATGGGGGGAGGCAGTGGTCTCAAGTATGCAGCAAGTTCAATCATTTATCTCAGCAAAAAGAAAGAAAAGGATGGAACAGAAATTGTTGGCAACATTATCAAAGCTAAGACTGCTAAGTCGCGTCTAAGCAAGGAGAACAAAAATGTTGAGGTGCGCCTTTATTACGATGAGCGTGGTCTTGATAGATATTATGGTCTTCTTGAGTTGGGAGAGATTGGTGGTCTCTGGAAGAATGTGGCAGGTCGTTATGAGATAGATGGCAAGAAAGTCTATGCCAAGGCAATCTACAAAGATCCAGAGTCATACTTCACAGATGAAGTGATGGAAAAACTTGATGCAATTGCAAAAGAAGAATTCTCTTATGGTAGTTAATGGACAAAATTGAATTTCTGGTTCTCAGGAACCTTTTACATAATGAAGAGTATCTAAGAAAAGTCATTCCCTTTATCAAGTCAGAATATTTCCAAGACCACAATCAGAAGATTGTATTTGAGGAGATCATGTCTTTTGTATCTGAGTACAATGAAGTTCCCTCAAAGGAAGTTCTGGGTATTGAGGTAGAGAAAAGGAAGGACATCAATGATACTTCTTATCAAGAAATCTCTAAACTCATCAGTTACCTTGATGATGAACCAGCAGAGAAAGAGTGGTTGGAAAATACCACTGAGAAGTGGTGTAGAGAGCGTGCCATCTATATGGCACTCATGGAATCTATTGCCATTGCTGATGGACAGGATGACAAGAAGCAACCTGATGCTATCCCATCCATCCTGTCTGATGCTCTTGCTGTTAGTTTTGACAACCATGTAGGACATGATTACTTACAAGACTATGCAGAAAGATTTGATCTATATAACAAAAAAGAAGAAAAGATTGAGTTTGACCTTGAATTCTTTAACAAGATTACAAAGGGTGGCCTTCCAAATAAAACACTCAATATTGCTCTTGCTGGCACTGGTGTTGGTAAGTCTTTGTTTATGTGTCATGTCGCAAGCAGTGTGTTACTCCAGGGCAAGAACGTACTATACATCACGCTTGAGATGGCTGAAGAAAGAATTGCAGAGAGAATTGATGCTAATCTTTTGAATGTCAATATTCAAGAGATTGCTGACCTACCCAAACCAATGTTTGAAACTAAGGTTAATAACATTGCACAGAAGACACAGGGCACCCTAATTATTAAGGAGTACCCTACTGCTTCTGCACATGCTGGACACTTTAGGTCACTTCTTAATGAACTTGCACTTAAGAAGTCATTTAGACCTGATATTATTTTCATTGATTACCTTAATATATGTGCTTCCAGCAGGTATAGGGCAGGCAGTAATGTCAATTCATATACAACTGTTAAGGCAATTGCTGAAGAACTTAGGGGATTGGCATGTGAGGCAAATGTTCCAATTGTCTCTGCTACTCAAACCACTCGTTCTGGTTATGGTAGCTCTGATGTTGAACTTACTGATACTTCTGAATCCTTTGGTCTTCCTGCTACTGCTGATCTTATGTTTGCCCTTATTAGCACTGAGGAGTTGGAGGGTCTGGGACAGATCATGGTGAAGCAATTGAAGAACAGATACAATGATCTCAACATGTTCAAGAGATTCTGCATAGGGGTTGACAGAGCAAAGATGAGATTGTATGATTGTGAGCAGTCTGCCCAAGATGACATCCTTGACAATGGCAAGGATGAAGAGTATGATTATGATGAAAAACCAAAAAAATCATTTGAAGGTTTCAAATTCTGAGATAGTAAGGGCAGAGATGCCTCACTATTATGAAATTAAATTTGTGAACCATCCTAATGGACTTGAGAAAGTTCATTGTGGTACAATTAAAGATGTAGAGCGCATGTTGGAGATGTATCCAGATGCAATATACTCTAAGATTCTTTTACCACATCCACCAGAAACTGTGGATGTTCCCTATGTGAAAGTAGCTCCTGACTTGGAACTACCAATGCAACAAATCTTACCTGAATCACAACAAGAACCACTAAATCTATGAACAATTATGTTGACTTTGTAAAGCAAACCACTAGTGCTCCTAGTTTGGATTATGCCATCATGGCAACACGCTTTGCAGAACTTGAAGCAAATGGAACTAA